CTCAAGTTCTCTAACACTAAAAGAATCGAACTCCAGCCCTACAAGCTCACCCGCCAGGAACTGACTTTCAAACAACAGCAACCAGCACACACAATGGAAAACATTCAGATCACTGGACACTTCCCCTATCTCGCAGCTCCAATTCACGGACGGAACCCTAACCTACCCGACGCAATCACCGAACGCTACAACCGCATCGTTGACCATGCTCTCGATAAGTTCCTCAAACCGCACGAAGCTCACCGAGTACGCAACGATTTTTTCCGATCACCATGGTCAGAAAACGCTCTCAAAACCGATATTGGTAAGCTAAACACCAAAGAACACCCCGTCATCAAAGACGAGCACTATTGGAAAGCTATCAATCATGTTCACTCACTCATCAAGCCAGAGGTACCACTTCAACCCGTACACTTTGCAGACTTGAAAGAGTATCAGTGGAGACTATCAACCAACTGCGGCGCACCACTTGCAACCAGCAAGAAATGGCAAGACTACGTCAAAGCCAAATATTCGCACCAGCAATATGGAACTCCCCTCCCCACTCAAGAACAACGAGACCTATTCATCGAAGCACACAAGAACAACGAACCACTCAAAATCTACGATGTTCGCATGTCCAAACACAACCTATTCTCTGAACTCTTTTTCCACGCACGCAAAAATATCCACTATGCCAAACTAGGCAAGAAGGAAACCGACTCCGGTCACGACTTCCGCTATTGGAACACCGCCTTCGCTCGACAACACATCGTTGAACGCAGACCCGGCATCCTAGCCCAACCAAAAGTCCGACTCGTCTTCGGCGCACCTTTCACCTTGCTTACATCTGAACTCATGTTCATTTGGCCACTCCAAGTTCACCTGCTCCTCATGGAACAGGACTCACCCATGCTCTGGGGTCACGAAACTATCTTAGGAGGATGGTACCGACTACGAGGCTACCTCGCCTCACAGGCACCTTCCGACAAGCTAGTCGCAACTCTCGACTGGTCAGGATTCGACCGCGATGCTCGACACACGATCATCAAAGACATCCATACCCACGTCATGCGACCATGCTTCGACTTCTCCAAAGGATACCACCCGACTCGTTACTACCGAGACTCCTCGAAACCAAACGACGACGACCTCCCCATCGACATCAAACTTGAAAATCTATGGAATTGGATGACCGACGCAATCGTCACCACTCCTCTCCTCATGCCAGACGGCACTATGCTCTCTTTTCAGCACTCAGGAATCTACTCAGGATATGCAAACTCAAATTCTCGACTCTCTCTACAATATGGTCATGATATACACTATTCTTTCACGAATGGGCTTCGACATCACACAAATCAAGCTCAAAGTACAAGGCGACGACTCAA